ACCGCCACTACCACCACCCCTGTTACCTCCACCACCTATACCGCCACTACCACCACCCCTGTTACCTCCACCGCCTCCGCCACCGCCACCAGAAGTACCAATAATATCTCGTATATCGTCTAGACCACGGCCAATACTATCAATAATACCACCGCCACCAGCTCCACCGCCAGCAGTATTTCTAATACGATCTCCAAAATATGGATCAGAATAGATATTACCAAAGCTAGTAGGATTATCAAGCATATAGTCTGATACGGCGAACTCATCCATACCTAGACCAGCAAGTATTTCCTCGGCAGTAACTGGATCAATACCTGAACCTGCTAAATGTTGTAATACCTCATCCTGGGTAAATCCCTCATATTGATCCATCAACATCCGAGATTGCTTAGTCTGGTTAGCTAGATCACCATACTCTAGATCATATGCTTCTTCTGGAGTTAGCTCATAGTAACCATCAGTAATATAGTCATTCGGATCTACCGGATATGTTTCTACTGGGGCAGGTGCAGTAACTCCAGGGAATAAGTCCTGAATTTCTTGTGAGCCATCTATCCCTGCTAAAGAGGAATCACCTGAAGACCAATAACCAGGAGTAGTACCTTCACTAGGTGCCCTTACTCCTGAGAAATAATCACTATCAGCACCAAGATCACCACTATTTAGGTACTCACCTACGTCAGGATTCATAATTTGACCTGATCCAACCTGAATAGAACCGGCTTCTATAGGCTGGTGTGTAAATTCAGATAGTGTATTTCCCGCACCAGGTAATGGTTCCAGAGGAGTACCTACTATATTGTCTGGTAATCCTGTTGAATATGCTTCACCATTAAAACTGAATGTTCCAGTAGCAGAATCGTATGTGCCACCTGAACTAGCTAGAGCATTATTTATATCATCTACTGTAACATTAGGATTGGCACTCAGCCAAGAATCAACATTCTGTTGCCATGTTGGGGTTGATATATCACTAATAGGTGCATTTAAACCGGCCCATGAAGCAGGGGCATCAATATCGCCCATTGCCGTAGCAATCTGGTCTTCAGGAATTACAGAAGCCCAGTTATCTACTTGAGCAGAAATATCAGCAGAAGAGAATCCGGCTTCTTTCATAGCAACAATAGATTCTGCAGCATCAGCAGCGGTAGGAACATAGTTTGAAGCTATATCTCCAGCAGACTGTAAAGCTTCTGCTGTTTCTGGAGTATCTAAGCCTGCTTGTTTTAGAATATCAGCAGCAGCTTTTTGATCTCCCATACCAACAAGAGTCTTAGTAACATCTGTAATAGAAGCACCACCAGCTATAGCTTGGTTAGTAGCATTAACTAGATTAGCATTAATACCGGAAATATCCATACCGCCAACAGTAGCTGTAGTAGTTGCTGTTGGTGAAGCATAAGCAGAGTAGGCACCAACTGCATTTAGCAAAGCACCAAGCTCATTGCCACTAGCTAGTGACTGTGCAGCCTTAGCAGCATAGATAAATGGTGCTGCTGGTGGAAATACAAAACCAACTACATTACCTAGAGGAGAGTTTATGACAGCATCAGCGGCATCACCAACAATAGGAATATCATAGATACCACCACCATTAGGGTCAAAGCCTAGCACATCATCGGCAAAATCTCCATTATATCCAGGATGCCGGAGAAGTGGATTATATTTATATTTCATTGACATTTAGGTACCTTTACAGTATTAGACCAGATCTCAACGGTCTCTCCGTTAATAGCCTTACGTGATTCTAGAAACTTAAACCCAAATAAAGTTAGAAACTTTTTATGTGTAGGTTTGTTTTTAATATCATCATGAATAGCAAAGAAATCGGCACAAGTAACTTCACGGAATTGTTTCCATTTAGAGAGCATCTCTTTAATTATGCCTACTGTCGGATTATCTTGTACATCACAATGGACAAAGATTTGTTTTGAATATGGCTCAATATAGAATGTATAACCATCGCCCTGTATTAAGGGAATCTTGTATCCCATGCTAGGTAGCTCCCTCAGAATAGACAAACTCAAGCCCATCTAAACGAAGTGGTGAATTATCCGTATAATAGATATTAAATGCCCTACGGCGGAAAGAGCCTAGTCGATGGAATACAGGTCGATTAGCAATACTTAAAGACTTAAGAGCACTCCAAGTTTGGTAATCATCGTCTGTCCATTTTAAGAAGATAAGATTAGATGCCTGATCGCCTAGAACTGTTACCCTATGCAGGAACTTACGATTGTAATTACCAAAATCAATAATAGATGTATTTACTTCTGCACGAATAACCTGAGAGATATCAGTATATGCTGTTGGATCGAAATAAGCTATACGACCATCAGATTCATGTAGAATATACATCTTACCATTATTGGCACAAGAACAAGTGTCTGCACCATGCCGCCATACAAAACCAGTAGTTATAAAAATAGGGGAGCTTGAATCATTTCCGTTAATAGCCAAAACGTTTAGATCATCTCCATTAATTTGGGAAGAACCAATTGTACTCTGAGTTGTTGATGTCCATTCATGCCATAAGCCTAAGTCTATATCGTAAACAAGAGTACGGCTAGTAAGACAAATAACAAAGAAGAAGTGCCCTGAAATACGAATAAGATAGCCGGTGCTATTTACTATATTTGAATCCTCTTCAGTTAGAATTCGGTCAATGGCTGGAGTACCTACAGTTGTAGCATTGAATCCATCTAACTTCCATACAGTACGTCCACCAGTAAGACTTACACCAATAAAGAAGCAGTTCTGCTCACTCTGACCAATACAGTATGGAGCAGGTGTGCCTATTTGTAAGAAGGTATTCTGGTTACGGGCAAGAGGTGTGCCTGTTACTTGATTTGCACCATTGTCATAAAAGAACTCTGTACCATATTCACCAAAAGCAACTACTTGGTTATTCTGCCGAGCAAGAGCTTTAATATCATCAGGAAACATTTCTGATGTAATGTAATCTGCTGGATTCCAAGAATCTACATTCTCCAGAGCGCAATTATAAATGTCTGCTGAGGATGCTTTAGCAAGCATTACATAGCCATCAATGAAGATAGGTGTAGGGATATGTGGTGAAGGGAAACCACCATAGTATCCTTTACAAGTCCATACAACAGTACCATCAGTAACAGTAGTACCTACAGTAGTAGGCCAAGTAGGTTCTGTTGCTGCACTTGTACCTGCTGTTGTAACCTCATAATATAGGTTATTTACAGTAGTTGGTCTACGCCGATTAGTAAGTACATATGCAGTAGAAGCAGTCCAAGCAGAGTAAGTAAGAGTTACCTGTGTGATTATATCGCTTGTATCGATGAAGTATGCATTAGTACCATCACAGAAAAACAGAATCGTTGCCCCATCCTGTGTAGCCTCAGTAAAACCAACCTCACCTGTGGATGTGCTTAGTATGAGAACTTCTATGGAATTCTTATATAATTTATTACCAATGACTGTCCACAGATTATTATTAAAAGACTGGAGTCCTCGACCAACGCCACTAGGTAGATCTAAATAAGAGGCTAGTCCAGGTCGTTTAATCATTGCTGTGTCGGTACCATCCTTGCTAATCCGTTCCTCATAGAGATTAACAAACCGTTTGTCTTTTGTAGTAGATGTTTGTCGAGACTCTAAGCCCCCAGTAAACATATACCGAACTGTTTTAGTCTCAGGTACACGAGTAGTCATAATTACCAGCCTCGATTATCTGCTTGAAAATAGAAACTACCTTCTTCAGTACCAAAACTTAATGCAGCATCTTTTAGATCACGAGCTTCACTACCAAGAGCTTGTCGAATTTGCAAATCAATCTGATATTCTCCAGCCATACGAACAGCTAACTGGTATTTTAATACTTCATACCATTCTTGAGGAAAGTCTGGATTATCTGTACTTGCATCGAAGTCCTCAAAGGGACGTTGGTAAACAATATATAGTGTATTACCGGAAGCATCTGTAGAACTAGGAGTAGGGAATAGATGTAATACTCCATAATCTCCAAGAGGCTCATAGAATACTTGAATAGGACGACCAGAACTTGTCTTGTTACCAAGTACATTATATTCCTGTCTAGTAATAACTCGCATAGGCGTATCATTATTACTTGAATCACGAATAAAGGCTTGTATGACCTTCAATGGTTTTGGTGTATTTACTGTTTGACCAATACCAATGTTATATGCACTAGTATCTGCAGCCATTGGAACTGCATATTGTTTAATGGCCCATAAGGGCATACCATCAGCCTCAAGACGCTTAACCAACATATTGAGTGCTTCACTGGCATTATTAATTTGCTCTGTCGTAGCAGTCTCACCCTCAGCGAGTACACCACAAAGACGAAGAGCACCAGCGATCAACTGGTCTCTCGTTA